AAGGGGCTGCTGGCCTTGCAGCGGCTTTTGAAGGAGTATTGACATGGCGCATCGTATCGACCCGGCCCGAATAGCCGACAGCACCGCAGCACGAGCCGCAGTCAAGGCGGCAATTGTCCGGCTGACGCAGATCGAAACCGCATCGACTGCGACTGCGGCACAGGTACGGCAGGCCGTGCAGGATATGGCGGGCTACCTGAAGCACATCATCAAGCTGGTGACGTGACCAGGAAGAAAAAGGACCGGCACCCTGACATCCTCGAGGAGTCCCACCGCTGCCATGTCAGGGCCTGCGGCTACAATGTGAAGGGCCGCTGCATCAACATTCATTATGACGACTGCTGGCTGATGCAGCACGGCGACAAAAACGGACAGGAAGTCAAAACCAAACCATAAAGGAGCACCATCATGGCACAGGCACAAGGAGTCAAGGCATACCTGGCACTGCAGAGGGAATCGGCCTTTGCAACCGACCCGACCACGCCGGACCTCAAGAAGATCTACTTCACCGGCGAGTCGCTCAACCGGTCCATCGAGCTGATCGGCTCGGAGACCCTGCGCGGCAACCGCAACTCGGTGGCCCCGGTGCGCGGCAACACCGACGTGGGCGGCGGCATCAGCTTCAACCTCGGCTGCTATCCCGGCGAGGTCCTGCTCGGGGTCATGGGCTCCTGCAAGACCGCCCTGACCGGCACCGGAGAGACCGTCGGCTCCGACATCGCCGCCACTGCGGCAACCATCGACGCCTCGGCCCAGACCATGACCGTCACCAAGGCAACGCATGGCCTGTCGGTCGGCGACCTGATCCAGATCGCCGGGCTCACCGCACCCACCGCGCTCAATTCCACCTATGCCCCGATCCTCAGCAAGACCACCAATGATTTTGTCCTGCCGGTCCCAGCCGGGGTCAGCGGCGCCGTCACCATCGGATCCGGAACCTTCAAGAAGGTCACGGCAGTCGGCACCGGCTACAGCCACATTCTGGACGTCGGCGGCGTGCTCCCCTACTACACCATCGAGAAGGGCTATGCGGACATCGCCCAGTACATCAAATACCAGGGGTGCAAGTTCGCCCGGCTCGGCCTCACCGCAACCCCCAGCGGCTTCCAGTCCGCCTCGGTCGATATCCTGGGGGCCAAGGCGACCGCCTCCGGAACCTCCTTCGACTCGACCCCGACCGACCTGGGCTGCGTCGAGTTCGACGGCTTCCGCATCTCCGACATCGAGGAGGGGGGGAGCAACATCGCCGGCGTCACCGAAGTGACGCTGCAGATCGACAACGGGCTGGACGGCGACACCTTCACCATCGGCGGCGCCGGTCAGCGTGGTTCGGTCAATACCGGCCTGTCCAAGGTCACCGGCACCATCCGCGGCATCTTCGAGGACCTGACCCTGTACAACAAGGGGGTCAACCAGACCGAGTCAAGCCTCAAGCTGGTCTACTCCATCGGCACCGGGGTCGGCACGGCCGGCAACGAGTATCTGGAATTCTTCTGTCCCGAGGTCCTCTACTCTGCCGGAGATCCGCCGGTTGCCGGACCCAAGGGGATCGTCTACTCGCTCAACTTCGAGGGGTACTACGCCAACTCGTCCGAGGCGACCTCCCTGCGCGTGACCCTGAAAAACACCCAGTCCAGCCTGTGGGGATAACATGCATACCTACGTCATAGACGGCGTCACCTATCACCAGAGGCCGCTGGTCCTCGGCCAGCTGGAGCAGCTGATCACCACGCTGGACTCCCTGCAGCTCTACGACTTCACCGCCGCAGGCATCGTCACGGCACTGGGCCCCCGCCTATCTCGGGCCCTTGCCGTGGTCCTGATACCGGACGGACAGAGCGTCAGGGACCGCAACCTGGGCGACATCACCGAACAGATTGCCAACGGCTGCGACCTGGACACAGCCATTCAGGTGGTGGCTGATTTTTTTACCTGCAACCCGGTTGCCTCGTATGTGGAGCGGTTGACCGGGATGGCGGAAACGGCCCGCGCCAGCCTGACTGGCTGACGCAGGTCTGCTGCCTGCTGGCCGACGGCGACATCAGCCGCCACCAGCAGATCCTGTGGGAGTCCGAGGTCAGGCTGCTCGACCCCTACATCAAGGCACGGCAGCGGCAGGTCCTGTTCCGCGAATCGATATTGACCTGGCTGGGGGTGCCGCCTCCGGACGAGCCGCGCAACCCCCTGGCGGCCAAGTACTGCCGGGACTGCAAGGCCGCCGGCCTCGACAACTGCGCCGCCTGCGACCCGTCCACCATTCACGTTCTGCAAGGAGCAGCCCATGGCTGACAAGAACCTCACCATCCAGATCGGCGGCAACAGCAGCGGGGCCGTCAACGCCATCCAGAACGTGCAGAACAAGCTCAAGGGGCTTGATGGCAGCCTGGCCACCATCGGCTCCGGGCTTGGCAAGTTCGGCGGCATCTTCTCCGGCATTACTGCCGCCCTGGCCGGCGGGGCCGCCTTCGGTGCCGTCATCGACAAGACCAAGGAAGTCGCCGGCGAGGTCCTGAAACTCACCAAGACCATGGGTATCACCGCCGAGGAGGCCTCGGTCCTGCGCATCGCCCTGGACGACGCCTTCCTCTCGGTCGACGACATCACCGCCGGAACCAGCCGGCTCACCAAGCAGCTCCTCTCCAACGAGGACGCCTTCAAGAAGCTCGGCGTCAAGACCCGCGACAACAACGGCAACTACCGCGACACCCTCGACATCATGCTCGATGTCAACTCCGCACTCAGCAAGCTGCAGGAGGGCACCAACCAGAACGTCGCCGGCATGTCGATCTACGGCAAGTCGTGGAACGAGGTGCGCGGCCTGCTCAAGCTCAACAACGAGGCCATGATCGAGGCCAAGAAGCGGGCCGAAGAGCTGCACCTGATATTCGGCGACGATGGTCTCAAGTCAGTCAAGGAATACAAGATGGCCATGAAGGACCTGGACGACGTCACCGAGTCGTTCAAGGTACGCATTGGCCTGAACATGCTCAAGCCTCTGACTGATCTGACCATTGCCTTCGGGGAAGCCGGGCTGGCGGGATCTGATTTCTTTTTCAAAATTTCCAAGGCGATGGCATCAAATGTCGCTCAATTCAAGATCGGTTGGGCGGATATCAGCAGAAAAGCAAATATCATTGGAACCGGGCAATGGTGGACCCAGTCAGGGCGGGATGAAATGCGGGCAGGCTTGTCCGCCAGTGATGCCATGTACGAATGGCAGATGATGAACCGTTCGGAAAAAATGGGCGGATTCACCACTGACCTTGTCAAGCCCAAATCAAGAAGGCCAAAAAAGGGAACACTTCCTCCTGGTTTCAACGATAAAAACTCCAGTTCTGCTGCTGCCAAGGATCGCGCCGACGAGATCCGGGCGCAGCTGGAACTGACCATTGGCAAGGCGGACAAGAGCGATCTCGAACAGAAGGAAATGGACATCGATGCCCGCTACGCCAAGCTGAAAAAGGAGTTCCCCCAGCTCAAGTCGCTCATCGACCAGGCCCGCTCCACCGAGCTGTATGCCCTCTACTCCGCCGAGGTCGCCCGGCTCGAATCCGAGAAGGACAAGGTCCAGAAGGAATTTCAGGCCGACCGCGACAAGCTCTACAAGGACGCCATCGCCCAGGTGCAGATCAAGGGCAAGCTGCAGGAGGCCGAGATCCAGCACCAGTTGGTGCTGAACGAGCTGGCGAAGCAGACCGGCACAATCACCACCGCCCAGGCGCTCCAGAACGAGCTGGAACTGAGTAGCCAGTTGCTGGCCATCCAGCAGCAGCGGATGCAGGACCTGTCGGAGATGGGCCCCATGGCCGCCGAGGCCTGGGCGCAGGAGCGCGCTGCCATCGACTCCACCCTGCAGAAGATCGTCGAGCTGCAGGCGGTCATGCAGCAGGGCTCCGGCGATGTGGCCGCCGGCTGGACCAAGGGGGTCAACGACTACGTCGCCTCGCTCGAGTCCGGATTCGAGAAGGCCGCCAGCCTGGCCATGACCACGGCCCGCTCCATGGAGCAGTCATTCTCCGACCTCTTCTTCGACGCTATGCAGGGCAAGCTGCAGAACATGAGCGACTACGTCAACGCCTTCATGTCCGCCATCCAGCGGCAGCTCGCCAACCAGCTGGCCCAGGATGCGACGAGCGGCATCATCAGCCTGGTCAAGGCCGGTGCCAGCGCCCTGGCCGGCGGCTACGGAGGCGGACCGGAAGGCACCGCCAGCTTCGTCGGCCCGCCTTCCAGCGCCATGATGACCGGGCACGGCGGCGGCATGGTCACCGGCTACGGCATTATGCCCCGGCTGCACAGCGGAGGCCGCATCGGCCGTCTCGGCCGCGACGAGGTGCCGGCCATCCTCCAGACCGGCGAGCGGGTCCTGTCCAGGGCGCAAAACCGTGCCTACGAGGCCGGAGGCGGCACCACCCATGTTCACAACTGGACCATCCAGGCGCTTGACGCCGCGTCCTTCGCCCAGTTCGCCAAGGCCAACCGCGGTACGTTCGGCGCGGTGTTCAACGGGCTGATCCAGGACAACCACGCCATCAGGAGGGCCAGATAATGCCGCTTTCTGCATTCCCGTCCATCTCCCCGAACTTCTCCCTGGTCAGAATCCCGGCCTTCCGCACCGCGGTCATCTCCTACGGCGGGGCAGTGGAGCAGCGCATCGCCCTCGACCCGTCCCCGCGCTGGTCTCTCAAGCTCAAATACCCCAGCCTGTCCAAGACCGACGCCGACACCATCGTCAATTTCTTCATCGCCCGGCTCGGTTCCTTCGAGGCCTTTACCATCACCGACGAGCAGGGGACGTCGCACACCGTGCGCTTCAAGGAGGATTCCATCAACCTCGACTATTTCCGCCACCTGCTCTATTCCCTGGGCGAGATCGAGTTCATCACGGTGACCGGCTGATGGCCCTCGACCTGACCGCCACCGGGCTCAAGCTGACCGAGCTGTACCTGCTCACCCTTGCCGGCAACCTGACCCTGCCGCTCACGTCGTACAGCTCGGCCCTGACCTACGACTCGATCACCTTCAACCCGGCCCCGCTGCGCCGGTCCGAGGCCCAGTACGCTGCCAACCTCCAGGTCGACCGGATGGACGTGGAGCTGGGGATCGTCGGCCTGACCATCGGCGGCAACCTGGTCAGCATCCCCTCGGCCGTGCGCCGCGGCCTGTTCCGCAACGCCCGCGTCCGGGTGCTGTTGGTGGACCCTGTCGCCCTGTCCGGCCACTACACCATATTCGACGGCTATGTCGCCGAGGGGGTATCCTACACCGAGGGCATCCTGTCGCTCAAGGTCTCCAGCGTGCTCGACCGTCTGCAGGAGCGCTTCCCGAAGCTGATCTACTCCGAGCAGTGCCAGCACCGTCTCTACGATACCCGCTGCGGGCTGGTCAGGGGCGACTGGCAGGAGTCCGGCATCGTCCTCACCGGCTCGAGTAAGTCCGTCATCAAGTCCACGGTATTCCAGGCCAGCAGCCACGCCGCCCCCTACTGGTTCCGGGGTTCGCTCACCTTCACCTCCGGGGCCAACGACGGGCAGAGCGTCACCATCCTCAACCACCGGGACGGCGAGGTGGACCTGCTCCTCCCCTGCTGGGAGACACCGGCCATCGGCGACACCTTCACCGTGCTGCCCGGCTGCGACCACCTGGGGACGACCTGCCAGGACAAGTTCGACAACTACGACCATTTCTTCGGCTTCGAGTACATCCCGCGGCCCGAAGTCCTGCAATCCGATCTGAGGAGCTGACATGAGCACCGGCTCTACCCTACTCTCCATCGTCGGCGGGATCATCGGCGCCGCCATAGGCTTCGCGGTAGGTGGACCGGCCGGGGCCTTTTACGGCTTTTCCGTCGGCATGACCATCGGCGGCATCGCCGGCTCTGCCCTCTACCCAGACTCGCCCTCCATGCCCAAGCCGATCCCCGGCGGGCTGGAAATCCAGACCTCGCAGTACGGCTCCGTTATCCCCTACCTGCGCGGCAAGCGGAAGATGGCCGGCAACCTGCTCTGGTATGGCGACTTCCAGCCGCACGAGATAACGCAGGAGGTGTCCACCGGGCTGTTCTCGTCAGAAGAGGTCACCACAGGCTACTGGTACAGCGTCTCGGCGGCCTTCGGCCTCTGCTACGGGCCGGCAGCTGTCAGGCGGATATGGGCGAACAAGAACGAGATCCTCTGCAAGCTGACCGCCCAGGCAGACGGCGTCTGGTCCTATACCCTCTACCGCTGGGAGCCGGTCAACGTGCCGGACATCTTCGATCCGGCATACGACCCCAACGGGTTCAAGATCTACGGCTACATGCGCGTCCACACCGGCGACCACACCACGGCAAACAGCTACCTTGCCGGGTTCGTACCCCGCGCCCCGGTATGGCCCGGACTCTGCTACGCGGTGCTCGGCAATTTCCGGCTTGGCGAGTCGCCCTACATGCCCAACATCCAGTTCGAGGTCGCCACCTTGCAGGCCGTGGTGCCGCCGCTGCTGCCCAACGTCAACCACCTGATGCTGGACACCGCTGCCGGGCTGCTCTTTGCCGTGCAGGATTTTCACGAGACCTATGTCGAGGGGGGCATCACCTACCCGGCAGACCCGGCCTTCACCTCGCGTGCCGCGCGCATCAGGATCTTCGACCCCGAGTCGTTCCGCGAGATCGAGCAGCCGATCTACCTGGACGCGCAGAAGGAGCTGCAGGTCGTCTGGACCCAGCAGTCGCTTGACTCCAAATACCTGTTCCTCGCCTCCACCGACGGCCAGACCTCGTACCTGCGGCGCATCGATGTCCAGGCCCGCACCTCCGAGCTGGTCACCCTGACCATGATGGCCGGCGGCCTGGTCGCCAATGCCGTCTGCGTCAGCGGCTGGACCGATGCCACGCACACCACGGGCAACGATCTCTACTTCGGCACCACAACCGGACAGCTGCTCCGCTTCCCCATAGATACCTTCCCGCTCGGCTACGAGGCCACCTATGTGCGCGGCGTGGAGCTGGGCAACGAGTCATCCTCTAATATGTCCTACCAGCTGGATCAATACGGCATGTGGGTCCCGGAGTATGGCGGCAACACCCAGGGCTCGACCATCCAGGCGCTGGCGTTCAACAACTATACCCGCGAGCTGGTCTTCCTGATCACCGGGTTCATACCCAACGCCATCATTGCCCTGTCCCTGCCCGAGACAGTAGGCGACCCGTATCAGGGGCTCGGCTTCTTCCGCTATTCCAGCCTCGCCTCGGTCCTGCCGCTGCAGCCGATCCAGGTGCTGTCGCTCCTCTATGACGGCTATGCGCCCATGGCCCTGGCCAGCATCGGCAGGTCCGTCTGGCAGGTCATGGGCCGGCACCCGACGAGCAACGGCTTCCGGGGACCGCTCACCTATCCGTTTTATCCGGAGGAGACCACGCTGCTGCCTCCGGTCTATGAGCTATCCTATTCATGGACGCAGGCGGTATTCGGTGCCGGTACTCCGTTCAACGGGGTCTACACCAGCATTGACGGGCTGCCGTCCATCTATGTGGACATTACCGACTCCACCGTGTCGGGCACGTCACGCCGCGAGCGGTACTCCATCGAGGGGACGATCCTTTCCTCTTCCGACCGCACCACCTGGGGGACCAGGGCCGGGGTATTCTGGCCAGAGCAGGACATGATCGTGGCCATCGGCGACGACAACTACCTGCACCTGGTCGACGCCCAGAGCATGGACGAGATCGAGTACACCATGGCCCCGGAGTCGGATGTCACTCCGCCGGAGGTGACGGCGCAGATACTGACCAACGACTTCTACGGCGCCGGGATCGATGCCGCGGTGCTCGACGCAGCGGCCTTTGCCCAGACCGAGGACGACTGCATCGAGCGCGACCACTTCTGCGCCATAAACATCGCGTCGCAGGTCTCGATCCTCGACGCGCTGCAGCACCTCATCAGCCACCACCAGGGGTATATCACCTACCGCGACGGCCTGATCGCCCACCGGCAGCTGAAAAGCGAGCCGAGCAGCGTTAGCCTGACCATGGCCTCGCTGGTGCAGGAAGGGACCGGCCTGCCCATAGCGGTCACCCGCCCCGGCCAGCGCGACGTGCAGAACCGGATCAACGTGGAATACACCAACCGCAGCGGCGACTATGTCACCGGCATCTGCACCGACGAGGACTTCAACGACATCGACGCCTACGGCCTCCAGGAGGTGACGCGCAAGCTGGACGGCCTGACCACCTTCCGTCGGGCCGGCATCATGGCCTCACTGCTGCTGCGCCGCTCCCTGGCGAACCCGCACACCTTCTCTTTCAAATTGGGCCCGCGGCACATGGGCCTCGGCCCCGGCGACGTCTTCGACCTGACCTCGGCAAGCCTGGAGCTGTCAGCCCGGCAGATGCGGGTCATGGCCGTGGCCGAGCAGCCGGACAGCGTCATCTCCGTGACCGCCGAGGAAGAGCTGGAGATCTACACCCTGCCGACCAACCTTCCAACCACCACGTACTCGTTCTCGACCGACACCGGCAGCGAGCTGCTCATCGGTCTGGCCGAGGCCCCACTCTATGTGGAGCTGCCGCCGCACTACACCGACCAGAACACCCTGCTGGCGGTCTGGAACCAGCCGGACTCTACCACCGTGTCCGGGGTCGCCCTGCACCGCTCCTACCTTTCCGGGGCGTCGTATGCCCGCATGTCGCTGGTCTACCGCTTCGGCAACCTGGGCGCAGTCACGGCCATCGACTATGCTGACGGAACCATCACCGTGGAGTTCCCGGTCGATACGGTCCTGACCTCCGCCACTGATCGGGACGAGCTGCAGCAGTGGCCGAACCGCAACCTGGTCATCATCGAGGATCTGCGCGGCCGTGCCTGGTTCTGCCGCTTCGTCACGGCCGACCTGGTCAGCGGATCGACCTGGACCCTGTCCGACATTATGACCGACTGTGCCGGCACGCCCCGCTACGGCTATTTGCTCCCCTTTGCCGTCGGCTGCCGGGTGGCTCTCGGTTCGACCATACCGCTGGAATACAAGCTCCAGCCGGTGGATCAGGGGCGCGAGCTGCTGCTCAAGGCAGCCACCGTCAGCTTCTCCGGGACCGTGCAGGCACTGTCCGCTGTCACCGAAACCGCATACACCACCAACTACCTGCCGCAGCGCCCGCTCGCACCCTTCGGGGTAGTGGTCAACGGACTGCCGGTTGAAACAAGGAGGATTTAACCATGGCAAAACCCCGCATCCGCTGGTCGTTCGACGGCACCCTGGGCTATACTGTTTCCGGAGGGGTCAAGACCGCATTCACCGCGACTGAGAAGTCAATTGCTGACGGTGACAAATCAGTTATTTCAAAAAACTCCTGGGGCACAGGAACGCTGGTGTTCAATTTCCCTGACACCATCTCTATCGATCGGATTGGCTTCAAACAGAATAATACCGGGACTGTTACGATAAAAGTCTCCACTGACTCAACCGACGGCATTGACGGCAACTGGACTACAAAAATCACTACCTCCGCCATTACAGCTGATATTTATACCGAGTTCAGCTGGACGGCCAGCAATGCCACCTGGCTGAAAATTGACGGTCTCAACGCAAACTACGTTTACTGCTGCCACCTGTTCGGCGAGTACCAGAATCCCCGCTTCGAGTTCTGGGACGCCGCCGGGTCTGCCGAACTCACCACGGCCCAGATCCCGCTGGCCTTTACCACCGCCGGCAATGCCGCTGACATCAGCGAGGCCCTGACCTTCAAGATCAAGAACACCACCGCGGCCAGCCATGACTACTCCCTGACCGTATCCGCTGCCCGCTATGGCGGAGACGCCCCGGTGACGGATCATGTGCTGCTCTCCACCAACGGCGGCACCAACAAGGCGGCAACGGTCACCGTCACCGGCCTGGCAGCCGGGGCGCTCTCCGGAACCATCTCCCTCTACCTCGACATGACCGTGGCCCACAACCCCGCGGACGGCGCCCACTACGGTTTCGTCCACGTCACGGAGACCGCCTAGATGGCACTCGACAAGCTGGGGCTGGCATTCGCCTTTGATGCGGTCAACGACAACCGCACCAAACAGGGGATGCCGCTCTCCTTCTACGGACTGAACATCAACCGGCAGAAGCAGGGTGTGGCGTTTCGCGCCTACCTCGCCAACGGCACCGGGTTCAACGGGTCGATACCGTTCTCGTCGGAACTGCTCAATGATAACCGCACCAGGCAGTCGCTGCCGTTTATCTTCACCATCCTGGACGGCAGCACCGTCTATGTCGCAGCAGGCGATCTGGCCATATCGTGGAAAACCCGCAACCGTGCCGAGACCGGGTTCAATTCCCTGGAGAACACCAACGTCCTGGACGATCCCGACTTTGACCAGTTCCGCATCGAGATCTACAGCGAGACCTCAACCGGATCGTTTCTGCGCAACACCATCACCCAGGCCGGGAAGAGCTACACTTACACCACTGCGCAGCAGACCACCGACGGCGGGCCGTTCACCACCTACCGCATCCGGATCAGGCAGGAGTCGGAAAACTACCCTGGGCATTGGTATCAATTTTTTATAAAAACCGTTTAGGGGGCAAATATGAGCGTCACTTTTCACAATAATTTTCTCGAAATGCCCACCGGGGCAGTCGACTGGCCGGCAATCTACAATGCGCTCCTGGCGCAGCTCGAACTGGGCCGCACCATCCGCATCAACGCGGGCGAGGCCATAGCCCAGTACAAGGCGGTCTATATCCACACCGACGGCAAGGCGTACAAGGCTGATAGCGGCAAGGTCTGCCTCGGCGTCAGCGTCAGCGCCGACACCGCCATCAACGTCGACCTCTACGTCCAGATCGACGGCACCGTCACCAACGGCGCCTGGAGCTGGTCCCCTGGCAACATCATCTACATGACCACCGCCGGAGCCCTCACCACATCGGTCAGCGGCGATCCGATCGGCATCGCTTTATCTGCAACCGAGATCCTGTTGAGACTGCAACACTAACCCCGCACAACTCCCCCGCACCCCCACCCAACACCACGGCATCGCCCGCATCGCGCGGGCTTTTTTTATGTCGCTAAATGTTGCTAACCAGAAAAAAACAAAGGGCCACGGCCTGAACCGTAACCCCTTGTTTTTTTGGTGCCGCTGACTAGACTCGAACTAGCACGAGGGAACCCCCACATGAACCTGAATTATCGATGAGTGGCGCTCTTTCGGCCTCTGACAAGGCGCGGCTGGTTAGCGACATTCGCAACGGTTGCGGCTGCCACCGCTGCTGCCTGGTGCATCCCTTCCATGGCAAGGTGGGTGTAAATCTGGACCGTCTGCAGGTCGGCATGGCCGAGCAGCTCCTGGACGTAGCGCAGATTGACACCGCCGGATACGAGCATGGAGGCGAATGAGTGGCGCAGCAGGTGCGGATAGATCCGCTTGGTGATACCGGCCTTCTGTCTGGCCCGCTCGATGGCATCCCGGTTGTCCTTGTATGGCTTTTTTGACCAGGGATTGGCAATGAGCCACTCCCCTTTTATTTTCGGCTATTCGTAATATCTCGTTGTTGAAGCATTAAGGTTGTTCTCTTTCAATCATGGCTAGTAGTGTTGAAATGTCAGTTCCGTAGTTCTTTGGTTGTTGAAGCATGTCTGTTGTTCGTAGTGGATTTACACCGCATTCAAAAACGCCGGAATCCAAACTAGAATCCCGGCGCTGAAACTTAGGACGGACTATTTTATGAGCACCAGCGGAAAACAAAATCTTGGCTCTGAGGGCTTCAAACGAATAACCCCTGCCACACCTATTCACTACCCGAATCAATCCATTCAGGGACTCGGTGTAGGCGTTTGTGACGGGACTCTCAAAGTAGTTCATGATTTCGGTTTCCCAGTTCTTCATGGCGGTCGTCAGGGGTTTGAATGCTTCTCTAATCGCCGGGGTAAGACTTCCTTCCCACTTCCAGTAAGCATGTTTGGCTTCCTCAATAGACATAGACTCGTAGAAGTCAAAGAACCCTTCCTTGGCATGGTACGCATCCCCAAGAGCCGGAAAGTTCTTCGTCCAGGATTCCAGCGTAATCCTGTCCATCGGCAGAAGGTTAGGCTCTCGTTTCAGGAGAATGAATCGGTCGTGCATCAGCCCCCTGCGCTGCTTCTTGGTAAGGTCTTCTCTGATACCTTTACGGATAACCTCAAGACCAAGATTAGCCATTCTCAGGACGTGAAATTTGTCGATAACGATGAAGGCTTGCGGCAGGCAGGCATTGACAGCATCACGGTACGGCTGCCACATATCCATCGTGACACACCGGACGCTCTGTCGGTTGTCGAGCCTCATCAGGTAGTTCGTGACGAGCGCCTTGCTCCGGTCTGGAAGCAGGTTGAAAACGGTATTGTTTTCAACATTGGTGAAGACGCAGCGGGGCTTCTTGATGATGTGAATTTCGTCAATGCCCATCCATTCAGGAGTTTCAAAGACGGTGGTTCGTTCCAGTTCCGTGACGTACTCATTGAACACGCCTCTGATAGTGCCCTCAGAAACGCCAATATCACTGGCTATGCTGGTGAAGGTCTTATTGATGGACTGTTGGCATATCCATCGGTAAAGACGGGCTGTCATGCGCTGTCCGTCGATAACATCGGGAAGCCGCTCGGTCAGGGTCTTGCCACAATCCCGGCAACGGAAGCGACGAGCCTTGACGTAGATACCCACTCGCTTTCCGTGCATAGGCAGGTCTTTAATCAGTATCTCTTGCCGTCCGCCGCCTACTACGTTCTCAGAACCGCAGGCAAAGCAGGACTCGGAAGGGGACGCGGTTTCAGCGTCCAAGTGATATTCATGGTCGTCCTCTTTGGTGGCAAGGACGTTGTATCGGGGCAGGTTAAGGATATTCTTCATGGGGTTGCATCCCTCAGTAAAGGAAACAACGAAACCGCTATATACACAACGGTAACTACTAATGCGATGTATAAGATTGAGTTCCTTACCATCTGCCTTTCAAGCATCTTTTCCATTGGTTTAATGTCTCGGTATTCCTCAAATGTTGGTGGTATAAAGCCCATTTTAAAGCCCTCCAGGAAGTTTCATTTTGCCGGGGTAGTTATCACCAAATTTGCATTCACATTCCCCGTCGCCCCAAATCTGCCGTTGAGCGCAGTGCAGCGTGTGACCCTGACCAACTATCCATTCAATGTCCATATTATCCCTACGGGCTTCTTCTTCGTCCCACGGGGATATTTCGTAAATGCCGCACTTAGTGGGTGTCAACATGGTTTTCCCTCCTTACCAAGTCACAACAATGTGTTTATAGCCGGTTACTCTGGGGCGAGGGAGGTTAACACACACATGGCACAGTGGAATCTGGAGGCTGTAATCCTTAGTGCTATCCTCGTTAAGCTTCCAAGCCCACTCCATCATGACGTTGCTATGTGTTTTGCAGATAGTACATGCTTTCATGGCTTCCTCCTATTCCTCAATGATGCCGCTGATAAGCTTGTCAATATACTTCTTGGCAGCGGGAAGGGTTGGATAGATGCCATAGCAGCCATCATCGTCACTAACAATGTAACCGCACTTGATGAAGTCCCGCTCAATCTCATAGCCCTTGTATTCGTATTCTGTTTTCATGACTTCCTCCTTGTTGGTTGTCAACGACTTATTACGATTTTAGATTACCATTACAATAAACCATTGTCAACAAGTTTTTACGAATTAATTACATGAGAACATTTAAGAGGGAAAACCATGAATCAACGACTTATTACGGAAAGCCGTAATTTTGTGTGCATAGTATCTGTATTTCCTTTTCCGGAACCGCCCCCCGCTTTTTCCTCGATGCAAATGCCTCTTTTGACATGCCGAGCCTGGCAGCAACATCCTTTTCCATATCCTCTTCCAGTGCGAGTTTAAGACGGTTAAGAATAGTAATGAAATTTTTATTTACATTTTCAGTTGACATATCTTATCTCAATTGGTATTAGATAACTATCACAAAATCACTACGAGATAATATTAACATGAATACAGAAGATTTAAAGAAAATATCCCAGAGAATGATTGCCGACGGTCGTTACCCGGCAACCTGGGCAAAGTCTCGCGGTTTTCATGTGTCAACTGTTCATGCGGTTCTCAGGAATCATTACAATCTGAATAGTCAGACGGCACAGCAGATTTTTGAGGCACTGCGGAAGGACGGATACATGGAGGACAAAGCGGCATGACCGAGGACCGTTTCCGCCAGATCATCCGTGAGGAACTGTCACGACTGCTGGCAGGTATTGCCCCTGTCCCTGCGGCATCGACTCCGGAAGCGGGACAGGCTCTCAAGCTGGCAAAGATGGACCCGGAAGCATCGAAGGCATATTTGAAATCTCTGACACGGAGGGCATCATGACTATCGAATCTACCTGGGCCAGAAGTTACCGCAAGCGGCGCAGCGTCCGAGAGCTGCTGATCGCGACAATCATCGTCAGCCTGATCCTGTTGGCCATGGGGATCATTACCGGCCCTGACCGCCCCGAAGATCACTCATTTAAGCTGACTAATGCGCAGCAGCGCGAAATAGTATCTCGCTGGCAGTCATTGCCCACGGCTCTGGAGACCGGCGCCATTCTCAGCGCTCCAAGGACTCCGGCTATTCTGGTGGGTGAGCGATGACCATATTCGTGTCTATTATAGCTGCCCTGTTCGGGCTGGTCGTGTTGCTCTGCATGTTCGCGTTGTTTTCGGTGTCGAGTGAGGAATCACGGATGGAAGAGGAGCGGGAAGCCAGATCGCAGCGGAGGAAATACTATGTGTGATTCAACCTGCCTGGATGTGCTCAACCATAAAATCAAGCAGATTAATGACCTGCTGCGACAGGTCGATCTGCAATCCAAATTGATCGAGGAGTTGAATGCCCGAGTTAAGGGCTATCGAACGGAACTGATTGAGGCAGATGACCGCATTCTTGAGTTGTCACGCAGGACGGCGGCATGAGCAAGGAACTGGTGAGGAAATGCCGTATTTGCGCCACGATCATTAAGGGTCACAACCGCATCTACTGCCGGCCCTGTGCCGATGAGCGGCACAAGCAGCAGGCAAAGGCGCGCTCTGTTATTACATATCAGGAGCAAAAACTCCGGGCGAAGGCGGTTACACGGAAGAAGTCTGCCCTGATGACTGATTCGGAGCAGGTGGAGATTAATCTGACTGTTGACCGGATCGGCGGCAAGTATGCCCGGATTAACTGCACTGATCATCATGCGCGTATGTTGACCAGGGGCTTCTCCTGGCTGATGAGGTAGGTATGTTTACGGTTAAAATAGATGGGCTGGATAACCTGATTAAAGATTTTCAGCATCTCGGTAGTGAGATGCCGACGGTGGTGCGGAATATTACTAATGACCTGGCGTTCATGATCCGGTCAAAGGAAATTGAAACTGCATCACGGGTGTTCGACAGGCCGAAACCGCAGACAGTCAAGAACTTCTTTGTCACCAAGGCAACCAAGAGCAATCTGGTCGCTACTATCTGGTTTGATCAGATATTCAATCGCGGCTATGAAGAATACATGGTTGCCGAGGTTGAGGGTGGTAGCCGCAGGATGAAGCCATCCGAGCGTCGATTAGGCCATTTCTATGTCCCTGGTATCGGGGCTAAGATGGATAGATTTGGCAATATGCAGGGAGGTCAGACTACTCAGATTCTGTCACAACTGGGTAGGTTCGGAGATGTCGCTGGGTATAACATGAACCAGACAGCAGCATCAAAGAAGCGCAGATCAGGAGGCAGTAAATCAACCGAGTATTTCATCATATCCAAGCAGACGGGTAGTTTGAAACCTGGGGTATACCAGCGCACCGAGAAGCGTAATGGATATACATCAGTTGGATCACCCAAGACTGCAAGAGGTAAGACTGGCGCTTTTCAGAAGAGTGTCAGGTCGTTTATCCAGGGGCGTGGTGTGGTGCCAGTGATGGTATTCACTAAGCAGGCGCCCACTTATCGCCCACGCTTCCCGTTCTATGCCGTTGCCAATGAGGTGATAAACAAGTATTGGCGGCAACTGTTCGACAAGGAGATAGGATTTGCGATCAGGAGACAGAGCCGATGACCCCCGCGCCCCCGATTACTCAAGCAAGCGAACCAGTGACATACTCCTGCAGCCTCTGCGATGTGACAGACCTGAACGCTATTGATCTGGTCAGACACATCAGATGCTTCCACGATGTGGGTATATCCGAAGCTGTTAAGTTGTCTAATGAGATCAAGTCAAGTGCCGCGGGTCCTCCCGGCATACACTGACATGC